AGCTTTGCTTTGGTCGATTATTTGAAAATGGCATTGATGTAATATTTCCTTTAAATATTTGTCTCTGCCCACTTTTATCCATCGCCATTCTATTTCCTCATCAAATAAATTATCCAAAGTCAATCCGTACTTATTTAACATTTCTTCTAATGCTCGCTTTGCGGCTATTGCTTCACCTTTATATCCTTGTTCGGCTAGATTTTTGAGTTTTAATAGTTTGTCCTTTATCTTATCAGGAACTTTATTTATCTCATTCATTGTGTATTATTTTAAAAGTTATCATTTACTCCTTGATAAAGCGACCCATAACAGCGAGCGCAAACAGTGATTATTTTCGTACCGCGTCTGCCGCGTTCATACGTTTCGACTTCTATCTCGATTTCTTCGCCCGGTTCGATTTCTTCGCCGCAATCTTCGCAAGTTAGAGTATCAGCAGGACATGCGCCCAAAACCGTACACATTCGACAGTTACCGATACATTGATGATTCGCCGCCATGTCTTTTTACGTTTATATAGTTACAGACTAGCACATAGATAATCGTTAGAAACACGATCAAAAGTGCGATGATAAGTTTACCCGGTTTCGGGTCGCCATCTGCGAGGCTGCACGCTAGGAGCATTAAAATGATAGCAATAGGGCTTTGTTTGAGTGTTAGCATAATGTTTTGTTTTAGTGTGTTATACTACTTTATTACTTTGTATGAATCTATCTATACTTGATATATCATACCAGATCATCTTCCCGAATTGGGAGAAAGAAACGAGCGCATTCTCTCGGAGTGTTTTTAAAAAGTCATCCGAGCAACCTATGTAGGATTTTGCCTCGTCTTTGCTGAGCCATTTCTTTGCGATTGGTTCAACTTTTCCGATTGTTTTAGTTCTTCCCATTGCTTGTTATTCTTTGCGTTCAACATAAATGTTATCTCCGTCGATCCAAGTTCTAAAAATTTTATCTTCATCGGTTTTTAAATCGGATGCGGTTGTTCTAACAGATTTCCTTCGATTACGTGGAAAGTCGGTTCTTTGCCCTACTTCCATCGCTTGCAATGTTGGTTTAATTGGTGTCGTGTTCATTCTTGTTGCTTTCATAATTCCTTTGTTTTATTTGTTAGTTCTTTATTGATTGATTAACTTTGATGCGACAAAGATAGATATTTATTCGATATGATATCTAATAAAAGCAATTTTGTATTCGATTTTATATCTAATTAACATACAAGCATATGGGATTACGAGAACGGTTATTGGATTATATTGCCTACAAAGGTATAGATAAGGCTACATTGGAAAGAAAAAGCGGACTATCAAACGACGCTGTTAATAAAATGGGAGATAATACGAGAGTCAGCACATTAGATAGAATATCGAACGCATACCCAGATATAAACATTGCTTGGCTTAAAACAGGAGTTGGAGAAATGATATTAGGGAACGAGGAAAACAAGCGTATTCCACATTACGATGGTCTAAAAGGCAAAGCCATTCCACATATAGACGTAGTAACCGCTTCGTGTGGTCTGCCCAATGGCTTTAACTCTGCAATAACAAAAGGAGACTGTGAGCGATATATTATCCCCGATATGCCCGGTTGTGATTTCACGATCCGAGCCGGAGGTCGTAGTATGATTAACAGAAACGTCCCAGAACGGAGCATTAATGATCGGGACATTGTAGGATGCCGGATCGTTACAACTAGATCACATGTAAGATGGGGTGAGGTATACGCTTTAGCAACATACGACGGTATAATGATAAAAAAGGTCGAAGAATCAGAACAGGAAGGATATATAAGATGTGTTCCTTTTAATAAGGAGGAAGGTTTTAAACCTTATGATGTTCCGGTCAATGAAATACACGATTGGGCGCTAGTCGTCGGTGTGGTAAGCGTGAAAACATGGATTTAGACTAATAACCAATAACAAAACAAAATGAAGAAGCTATTACACTTTGTGTTTGTATTATCTTTCATGGGATGCAGTAACGAAAGTACAGAAATAGAAAATTATATTGATGATAATTCCAATATAAATAAACCCGAAATTACTCAATCAGTTAATGGATTTGATTGCCATATTGAGTTTACAGGAAATAAATATATAGTTAAGGCTTATAAAGGAAAAGAGCTTAGCTTCACAATATCCGATGAAATCACAGATAGAAAGCAATACATAGATTTACAATATGGGCAAAAAAAAGAAATTATAATATCTAATATTCAAATATATAACATTTTGCAATATAAAGATACATTCTATTTACTTCTCAATTTATCAAACAATGAAGGAATCGTTTTTTGGGGAATAAGAAAATTCTATTCTATTGAAAAAGATGTAATTAACAAGCAAACATTTAACAATATTATTTTTTTTCCTACAATAATGCGCTTTTGGTTTGAAAATAGTCTTTTATTTACTGCTAACTCTACAATCTATCCAGAAGCCAGTATATCCGAATCACGTATTTATGACAGTCAATTTAATCTAATAACAAACCAATATCCAACAGGGAAAGTACTAGATATGTTTCATACTATCGATGTTAGTGGCGGGAAAAACCCTTTCGGCGGTTATAATGCTAATAATATCATATATAAAGACATAAGAGAGCCGAATAAAAACTTATGGGTATTTGAATTTGATGTTTCGAATAACGATTTTATTATAAATGAATGGGAAGCATCAACCTTGTACAACTCCATATCGGTCGTCATTGATATAACATATAAAAACGGAGAAAAAGAAAGACTAAAATATGAACTAGACAAAGAAATCGGGATTCCTGTTCTATGAAATCAATGCTCCAATCCTAACAAATATTATCAACTACTAAAACAAACTAGCATGAAAAACCAAATCAAATCATACTGGAGTAACTGGTTGTCGATCGCTGCAATTATATGTAGCGTTGTCGCTATTTGCGTTTCGTTGCCATCCGCACCGGAACTAGGTATGGACTATATCGGGGTCATAGTAGGGATTTTATCGCTTTTGGTAACGATGTTAATCGGATGGCAAATATACAATGCAGTAACAATAGAGAAAAGAATTAAAGATGAAGTTGATCGGACTAGAAATGAAATTGACACCTACTTCAACAAGCAAAAAGTAGAAAATCTATATATGTTAACAATAGTCAATGGAATTTCGCAAAGTAGAATGGACGTTATGGAGAAAAAATATGATAGTGCACTGTTTTGCTGTATATATACAATAGATGCAGCATTAAAAGCTGACACACCGGATATTGCACAAACATGTCTTAATATGGTTATTGATTCAATTATTCCAGACTTTAAAAAGCAAACAACAAAGGAAACAGCTAAAAAGAACAAAGATAATTATATTCAAATTCTAAGAAAAATGAATGATGACAGAGTTATTGATCTGATTGTATATCTACGCTCTCTTTAGCTCTTAAAATTATGTGATTCATCATATTTGTGTATGTTTTAATACTATCATTGAGAATTTCCTCTAATTCCTTTTTCTTTAGTTGGCGTTTTTGTTCTTCTTTATCTTCTTGGTTACATTGATGAGTGAAAAGAACTGTAAAAAATAAAAGAGTAGAGATAGCACAAACAACTATCATACCAAGAAAACAAAAATCAACTGCTGCCATAATAGTACTTTTGCTACTAGCCGGATAAACTAGAAACAGATAGCTTTAAATTCAAACGAATAAAGTTTGCTATTTTTGATTGATTGATTAACTTTGTAACGCAAAAAGCTCTTTGAAAGATTCGCATGCTATAAATGTATTCACAGATCATGGCATTTATTTTGATTTTCCCAATGCAAATTTAATGCAAATGATTTTTAGAATACAGATAAAGACTTGATAATCAGTGGGATTAAAATTAGGAAATTACGTCTCTCACGCATGTAATACGAGTTCGATTCTCGTACCCACTACTCAATTTTAGTTAGCCTCTTACATCGAAGTAAGAGGCTTTTTTATTGTGTTCATATCTCAAAAAATGGAATATAACGTAGAAGAATTGAAAAAGGTATTGATTGAGCAATGTAAAGAAGAAGGTATATATTACGCATTGATAGCAATCGACAAACAGACGAAAGAGATCGTTCTGCCCCAAAGCCTTGATAATGCTTTAAGTAATCCGGATTACTGCGTTTTCAAATGCAAGAAAGCAGAGGATGGATATGAAGTAGAAGAGGTAAAATAAGCGTAATTTAAAAAAGAAAGTGATGCTTATTAGTGTAGTATTAGGACATTATAAAATTTAATAATTATTTGAACATTCAAAGTTTTTTCTGTAAAAGAATGTTATATCCAGTCAAAACTGCCATCTTTCACGTAGAAACCTGTCTATAATTGAAGAAACGCCTATCTAGTTACAGTTCTTCACTCTGCTCATACAGTTCGAAGTAAGATTCCTTATCAATCCGCAGTTTGACCCTGTTTTCCCGCTTCTGACCGGCTAAATTGATAAATAAATTGAAGTATAACTGACTAAAAGAGAGGTCGGAACGATCATAAACGATATCAAAAGTACAGGTTCTGCGGAAGGAGTCGAAAGTTCCCAGTTTCATCCCTCCCTTGCACATAAAGACTTCAGGAAAGCTTGTCGGAGGATAAGGCTGGAACAGGCTAGCCAGTTGGGCATATACATAATCTATCATCCATTCATCACCGGATACAGTCAGTTCTCCTTTCAGACGAAGTTTGATTGCATATTTAGCGGTAATATCCTGCGAAGTGTATATAGGAACCTGGCTTTCCGCAGGGTAATTGCCATCCTTATATCCAAGGCTCATGGTCAGTTTTGATTTACCAGCTCCGTTAAAACTGGCAACATTCTGATCCTTCTGTTGGTTTTTCAGATCAATCATAAACGTCAGTTTACCCAAAGTCGGGTCATTCGGGTATTGAGCTATCG